GGTTTACCTTCCCACATTGGGCAAAGCCCTTGATGCTTCATTAATGAAGCAAGATGTGGTGTTTCATTACGTACAGGACCTTCCGGTCCGTATGTATGAAGTTGTTTGGGATCCATTAACTGGACTCCCTCGCAATCCCCGTGGTATCACGGGTATGGCTGAGGTGGTTAAGGCATTGCGACAGTTTGTATATTTATTATACAAGCTGGAACTCCCATACTCCCCCTTAGATGAGATCAAAATCATCCAGGGGTTCGTCGAGACAGATCGTAGTCTCCCTGAACTTTCGTTTAGGGAGGATCCGATTCTTAGGAAGGCTAGGGCGTTTACGTCCAAGGTCTTCCGTTCGTTCAACCCCCGGGATATTCTCCCGGCTCATGGCCCAGGCGCTGTTGCGACGGGTGAACTCGTTCATGAAAAAGGTGAATTCAAAAGAATTTACCGATCTCTTGAAAGGGTTTACCCTTTTACTGAGTACTTTATGTACTCTGTGTCGCACGTTGCCGACTGTTATGAGTGGTTGCAACGTCGCGAAGTTCTTGAGCACGGTACTGCGAAAGTAGTACTCGTGCCTAAGGACTCACGCGGTCCTCGACTCATATCGTGCGAACCACTGGAATATCAATGGATCCAGCAGGGCATCCTTCGAAAGATGGTTGCCTTGCTGGAATCGCATGATTATTCGGCTGGATTCGTGAATTTCACGGATCAGTCGATAAACCAGTGGTTAGCTACCCTCGGTTCTACGATCGAATACGGGCGAACAAGAGATTGTTGTGCTCGGGATCGATTGCGGGATTTTGGGTATGCTACGCTAGATATGAAGGATGCTTCTGACAGAGTATCTCTGTCTCTCGTAGAACAGCTGTTCTCCGGGACGGACGTGTACCAAGCCTTACTGGCTTGTCGCACGCCTGCTACGAAGCTTCCTGATGGGGAAGTGTTCGGGATGAAGAAGTTCGCACCCATGGGGTCAGCAGTCTGCTTTCCCGTTGAGGCGTGGTGCTTCTATTCCCTTGCACTTGCAGTGCTCTCGTCACATTACTGCGTTCCAATCACAGATGTGATCGGACGTGTGTATGTGTACGGCGATGATATCGT